TTATCCCAGTTCTTGTAAAGCTGATAACCTGCGTAGATAAGGCCTGCAATAGCACCTATGATAAGGCCTATTGGATTCATAAACAGGGCTTTACCGAATGCACTTACAGCGGAAGTCATAAGCGGTAAGACCACTTTTCCAAGTGTTAATCCGGTGCTAATGACTGAGCTCAAGGCAGATACCGTGCTTACAAAGCCTATGACAAGCTTGCCTGCAAAGATGGCTCCTAAGGCAATTGCAACGGTCTTAAGTCCTCCCATAGCAGAGAAAAGCGCTGCACACTGTTTTACGAAGTTAACGGCCCCTGTTACTATCGTCTTAAAGTCGATAGTCTTCAGAGCGTTCGAGAAGTCAAGCAGAGCTTCGGTTATTGCGGTTGCTATCCATTCTCTGTTTTCTGCTATCCAGTCGTTCATACTGTCAAGCATTGGCTGCAGAACCGGAAGCAGTTTACTGCCGATAGTATTCTGAACTCCCTGTATTGCCTTTTGAGTTCGAGTCATGGAATCGCCGAACTGAGTCGCCGCTTTTACATCCTGTTCTGACAGAATCAGTCCAAATTTCTCTGCTTCCTTGCGTGCCGCTTCAAGACCTTCAGAGCCGTCTGACAGAGTCTTGATAAGGTTCTGTCCTGAACGACCAAAGAACTGCGTGGCGATGTAGGCACGCTGGGTCGAAGTAGTCTGATTCTTAATAGCATCTGCAATCTCAGGCATAAGCTCTGCAGCAGTCTTCATCTGGCCGTTGGCATCCTTCATAGAGATACCCAGATGCTCCATAAGACCTGCAAGATCTTTGTTTTTGCCTGCTGCCACATTGGCCATATTTTTATTCAGCATGGCCACTGCACCGTCAAGTTCTTCCGCAGAAGAGCCCCCAAGATCTGCAGCATAACGGAAGGCCTGCAAAGAGTCTGAGGCGATACTAAGAGAGCGTGAAGTATTATCTACAGCAGTGCCGTAGTTCACCATAGATGAAACGGAAGACTTCAGAATACCGGCAGCAGTAGCGAGACCGCCCGCCAGAGGTGCCAGTGATACTCCCGCAAGCTTCTTCAGATTTCCACTAAGCCCACTAATAGAGCGTGAAAAAGCCTTAAAGCGTCGCTGTATATCTTTAATGGTTGGCGATGCTTGGTCTTGCGCAGAAATGACCGCTTTAGTCTTAACTGTTTTAGTGGTAGCCATTTGCCGCCCTCATAGCTTCTTCTCTTTCACGAATGATGCGATTGCCCTGAATAGACAGTTCAATCACTTCGTCTACGGTGTGTTTGAATAGTTCAAACGGGCTTATGTGCCAGAACATAGCAATGTCATAAGCCCAGTTCTTGACCTTATCGACAGTATCTAATTTACCGCCGCTGAGTCCCCGAAAAAATTCAGCAGATACCACCTTGCCGTGTCAAAGTCACGAGCTGACATCTGCTTTATAGTTGATGGAGGCAGTGAGGAGAGTCTTGACAGATACTCAACTACTATCTTTGCATCAAAAATTGGAGACTGTGTTTTTGGATCTAAGGTGTACAGATAGCCTGTACGGGTAATGTCTTCAATTGTAGGCTTGCGTAAATCAAGCTCGGTGATTTCTTCGTCACCGAACTTAATAGCCTCTGTCAGCTGTATTTTCATTTCTGCAGGCTTCCCTTGGTACCGTTGAAGTTCAAGGTTACATTGCCGTCTGTACCGTTCATGGTTATTTCGCCCACAAGGAAAGCTCCCTGCAGAGTGTATACCCAGCCATTGGCAAGCTCGGCGGTAATTGTCATGTCAGTGCCGTTCTGAAGCTTCTCAACAGGAAAGTCAGGAGTCAAGGTAGCACTGCAGTTTACGAACGGCGCAATGAGGGTTTCAGAATATCCTGCAACTCCGGTGGAGCTCATGCGGGTCTCACGGTTGGATTCTCCAAGAGGAATCTCCACACCGCCCTCGATGCTCAGCTGTTCACCGTCCACTTTTATATAGCAAACGCCAGCAATTCTCTGTGTCATATCAATCTCCTTTAATCATTAGCGCCATACTGAAGTCTGAACTGATTCTGCAGTGCAAAGATGCGCAGCTGGTTGACCAAATCAGGAGGCAGTAACACATCCACACGGTTTGGATCATCTGCATTGCGTTCAACAATTAAGTATTTAGCAAACAAATCAGCGTTCTCAACCAAGCCAAGGTTCTCCATGGCGGCATACTGTGCAATCAGCTCAGAGCGAATTACCGAAGGGGTAACTATTGCCTGACCTGCTCCGTAGCGAGTACCATCATTGGCAAGTTTATGACGTGGATACTTGCTGGTAATGGCAGTCTTGAGACGGGTTGTAATTTCTGCAAGAGTGAACAGAGTCTCACTGTCCAGATAAGAGTTGTCTTCATCACCGAAGGTGTTGACCTGATAGGTTGTCACTGCTCTCTCAATTCTCAGATAACCGCCTGAGACGTACAGAGTGGCAATGCCAGAATGCAGCAGAGTGTTGCGGGCGGCAAGGTTAAATCTGTCTTCAAGCTTGGAGTAGTAGAGCCCTACAAGAGGCCCAGTCTGAGTTGGACGTGCAGGGTCAATAGTGATATAGCCTGCTTCTCTGCCGGTTACTGCGGCAGCCACAATGAAGGCAGGTTCTGGCAGATTTGGCTCAAGACCAAATACAGAAACATGCTGGTCATTACGGCTGGTGCCGAAAGATACCAGTGTGCTCTCATCGCCGCGCTTTGCAGTAAATACATGACCATAGAGCATCTTGGCATAAGACCAACGCCCTGAAGCGTCGTTCATTTCAGTCTGCACTAAATCGAGAATGGTGGAATCACAATCAGGTACACAGATGAAGTTGAATGCCTCATCACCTACTGCTTTAAAGGCGGCTTCCACATCAACGGTGCCGACACCGCCAGTCATGGCTGAAGCGGTTACAGATATGCCTGCAACATTGCTCTCACCGCCAGTGATTCCCTTGAGGTTGGTCTGTACCGGAATATCATTTGCAAATGCACCGATTGACTTGGCAGTAAGTTTTACTACTATACCGTCTGTAGTCTCCAGTACGGCGGTAACAGGAAGATCTGAAATTGAGTTAATCTTTGCTACCATGCTTGTACCAACTGCAGTGGCAGATGCGCCTGATGCAACGGTAACCGGAACTTTCTTAGAGCCAATGTAGAGTGCTACAGTGCCTGACTCGGTTGCAGTGCCTACAATAGTCACTGTGCCAGTGGCGGCGACTCCCGGATTATCAGCATCGGATTCAGCAGAGAGGATCTGTGGTACGCAGTATAGAATTCCGGTCGGGTCCTGGTTGCGATATGCTTCAACCATTAAAGCCAGCTCAGAACCTGCGCCAAACAGGGTTTTGGCTTTTGAAACTGAGCTTACAGTGATTGGTGAATTGGCGGTTGCCTCACCGGAGGAAGACATAAGGCCGATAAGCAGGGCCTTTTTCTCTCCGGTGGCAGTATTCGCCATCGAGTTGTCCATTTCCGCGTAAAACAGCGGAACACGGGTATTTGAAGGGATGTAATTGAAACTTACAGCCATTTTTTATTCACTCCATTTTAAGATTCAGATTCTGATTCGTCAGAACCGTAAAGGTCAGTAAGATGCACTGTGGCGTCAATTTTTCCGTCAGGTGCTCCGCTAGATGAAATCATGTCCACGTCAACATGCATGGAATCGAAGTTGCCGCAGTCTTCTGCAAGTTGATCTGGCTGTCTGGTATCCTCAAGCCCTATCGCATAGGTGCATTCAAAGGTCAGCTGCCATATCAGCACTGCTCTATCGCAGTGGATCGTCTGCTGCCGTGGATTCTCATAGATTGCCTGTGGGTCGTCGGTTGGAGACCAGGAAAGAATCGCTTTGTAGATTTCTTTCTTCAGACTCTCAGCTGTAGCTGATGCGTCCTGTCCGCGCTCATCGGCTTCGTTGTTCATTACGATAACCACACCTACAGCCGCAGTGATCTCCTGGTAGTAGGAATTAGCCGTGCGCTGAGCTTCAGATGGATTCTCATCGATTGGAACCACGTAAGCTGCAGGAAGAGACTCGGGATTTACCGCATCAAGAGAAAAAGCGCCCCACGAAGCCACACCAAAGATGCGGTTTTCAAAGGAAGGGCAACGTTCTCGCAGTGCTTTGATTGTTGATGTAACGTCCATTAAAACCATCCTTTAAGCGAGGATTCGAGCGCCTTCTGTACAAGTTCAGCGTTCTTGTCGGCCTGTCTTTCGCCTGTAGTTGATACCGGGTCAAGTCTAGGCTTCAGAGAACCATCCTTGCGACCATAGAACAGCGGAGCTGGATACCAGTCTTCGCCGTCTTCAAAAGAGTCAATCTGTGTCTTGGTCCAGTAGCGGTCTTTACGCTTGGAGGCGTGCACTTTTACAGACTTGAACAGTCTTCCTGTAAGTCTTCCTGGTACTTCGCCTTCTTTGGAAACACGCTTTAGTTTTAAAAGATTGCGTGATTCTTTCTGAATGTTTTTAGCAGCCTGTCTGAGTGCTGCCATTACAATCTTGCGGTCAAAGTCTACGGTCTTCAGACCTTTAGGCAGATCAACCACAACAGAGACTGGAACTGCTACATCATTAGCCATCTGATAACTCCACCGTTGTTGTCTCAGTTGCACCTTCTGGCTTGTCAGTACCAAGCTCTGTTCCCTCAAACATTGTGAAGAAGCATTCCCCTCTCACTTGTGAAGGTTTGTAGATGCGATAAACTCTCTCTGTCTGAATGTCTTTGACCAGTACGCCATGTGTCAGTGAAAAAGCATCTGTTTTCCCATCAATGCTTCTTACCCAAAAACGGTGTGTAGGTCGCTCAGATGTTTGCGCTGTTCCCCAGTAGACCGCATCTCCAACAGGCTCAATCTTGGCCCATACGGTAATTATGTCTGTGTCCTGAGCTGTGGCAGCATAAGTCGAGCTGTTCGGCAGATCTACCCGCCTAAAAAAAGTTACCCTGCGATTGAGCTCTCCTGCCCCTGGAATCGATACGCTCATTCTGACTCCTCACTTGATGCAAGCTCATCAGTTCTGTCATACAACACAAACGCATCTAAGAGATGATGAAAATATTTCAGCTGACCGAGATTGCGCTCTGTCGGCTCTCGATTACGAAACAAATCAGCTACACCCATCAGTACGAAGTTCTTAATTGATGCCGGAACTCCGCCATAAACGGTACTGACTGCTTCAGAATCACTTCTATAAACAATCTCACGGTTAAGCACCTGCTCTGCGTAGCCGGTTACCGAGAGAATCAGCGCTGTAATGACACTGTCCTCAAACTCGTGATCTACTCGCAGAAACAGCTTGGTCTCGGCAAGCGTTACGGGCGCATAGTCGATACTCGGTATATAAGATTTCATTTATAGAAAGGCTCCTGAAAAATAAAAGCCCCTGCATAGGACAGAGGCTTTGAGAGACAACTTAGGAGATGGACTAAGAGCCAGAGCTCTGTGAAGGAACAGCCCAGTCACCACCAAAGATGACGTTAGGACGCTCAACAGCAAAGCCCATACGGCGCTCAACACGAACAGTAATGAGGTTCTGCTCGAAGTTGGTATCATCGTGCTCAGACATATCGATACGAATGCCTTCACGGTCGAAGATGGAAGCGCCAAGCTGGAAGTTACCAAACAGGAACTTGCCCTGAGTCATGGAGGCAGTAGTTACTACCGGAACGCCCCACAGAGACTTGGTAGCAATCATCTGAGGTCCACCTAAGATGTAGCGCTTCTGACCATCTTTCATGCAGGCAAGTTCTGTCCAATCCATTGGATTCAGGACGAAACACTGTGGCTGAACATACAGCTTCTCAAGCTCTGCCTTTAAGTAAAGGGCAAAGTCAAACAGAGTTGCGTTGGTAGGCAGTTCTGCTGCAATGGTGGAGGCCATATCAGTGAAGTTGCCGCTCTTGAGCATACCTGCAAGCTGTCCAGAAGCTCCAGTGCCGGTGATGAGCTGATTGTCAATCTTGGCATTCAGACCATAGAGCAGTTTTGCGTTGATGTAGGCTGCATAGGCAGGTGCATCAGCGGCCAACTGCTTGGTGATTTTGGTCCAGTGTGCCAGAGTAACAACAGTTGCTGTATTCAGGCTAGGAGCGGTGAAAGTAGACTCAGGCTTTGCAGCGGCTTCATCAACAATCTTGGCATTGTTGGTCATTGAGCCTTCCTTCATGTACTCGATGCTGTTGGAAGCAACCGGAATATGAGGAATTAAGTTCTCAACCACTAAAGGCTGATCAGGCATGGTCAGCATACCAGGAATTACGTGAGGAGCGGCGATATTGCCACGGCTTACGGAATTGCTGGCAGCAGTAGTAGCTGGAGTTGCAGACTTGTGGAACTCGAAGGAAGCGTGACGGGTTACATCGTAGCCTGCATAAGCCTTTGACTTGATGAAAGCATTGCCGATGTCCTGAGGCTCTGCTTTTTTAGCCTCAATCTGCTCATTCTTCTGGTCAATTTCTGCTAATGCTTTAGCGAATTTAACCTGCTCTTCTCCGAGCTCAGCAAGCTTCTTCTGAACTGCTTCCTGAGATGCCTTGTTGTCAGATTCTACTGACTTGATGTGTTCTTCAATGCTGTCAAGTCCTTTAACAATGGACTCAACTTCTGTATTTTCTGCCATAGTATTTTCCTCTTTAAGAATGCAGATTTTTTGTCAGAGCATTTAGACGCTCTGCAACCGATTTAAGCTCTACGGACGCAGAATCGCTCTGCGGGGCAAAGACTTTTTTAGCTGCCGCAACAAGTGCTACAGCCTGACTTTTTGAAATACCTGCATCCCGCAAATACTTCTCAAAATCTCTGATAGTGGCGATTTCTTCAATACTCTTCACTGAAGTAATGCGTGCAAAGTCATCAGCGGGGAAATTCACAACCGAAACCTCACGCAATACGCTCACTTCTTTAATTGTGTGACGGCCCCTGGCGGTCTTCTCATAGTTGTCTTCATCAACCACCATGCCGACTGACAGCCCGTTGAGACTGCCGAACTTTAAACTCTCATAGATGTCACGGGCTTTCTGCAGAGCAAGGTTGAACTGCCCTGTGAGCTTTAAGCCGTGCTCATCTTTCTCCATTGCTGTCCACTTGCCGATTGGCAGAGTATCGTTGTAAAGCCAATCATGGTTAAAGAACATCAGCGGCATTTTCTTGGATGCAATTACGTTGTCGTAGGCTTCCGGCAGAATTGTGTCGCCGTAGGAATCTACTTCGTTAAATACGCTTGCATAGCCTTCAATGACACCTTCCTCAGATGCCTTGAACTCGTTTACCTGTTTCTGTAGTTCAATCATTGTTTCTGTGGCTCCGTTGTTAGAGGTGTCTGAGACACTTGTGATACATTCTGCAACCCTAAGTCCTGTATTTTTGAAAGATTGGTCTGAACGGTCAGATCGTCAGCTCCTTCCATTGGAGCAAGACCTTCTTCCTGTCTGACCTCATTTCTTGTCTTAAGGCCATTCTGAACCGCCTGAGCATATATCTGGAAGCGGTCTTTGTCTGAGGCACGGTTCAGGAAAGAAAGTCTGAAACGCACCTGATGGTTGAGCTTCTCATCAAGACACGGCAGTCTCTTCATAATTGACTGCTCAAGTCCTATGCACATCGGCAGAATTGTGGTCTTGTAGAAATTGGCAGTTATCTGCTCAAGCGTGGCTCCGTTCTGCGAGCTCTCTGAATTAACCAGTGAAGGCGGAACTCCGAACCATCTGCAGATCTCCTGCACACTGAATTTTCTTGTCTCCAGCAGCTGAGTCTCCTGAGGAGTCAGTGACAGCTGTGTGAACTTCATATCAGCAGGCAGTACCGGAATACCACCACGCTGGAAGTAAGCAAACTGTGAAGCCACCTCATCCTTTTGCTTATCGCTGAGAATGTGGTCAACTGTCAGAATTCCCTTAGGCTTGCCCAGATTGCCATACAAATCTATAGCCATCTCCTGTGACTGCAGATTCTCTGCAACAGCTGCGCGCATGTATTCAAGCTTGGACAGACCTATAAGTCCATTACCCATGCCTTTCCAGTGCAGCACTTCTTCTGCCTTGTAGTCGGTTATCTTGTTATCTGCGGTGTAATAGCGATAGACAAGATGACCGGCATCGTCCACGAATACCTGCATCTGGTCAGGATTCAGCGGTCTTAGTGATTTGACTGTCTTGTCGGTCTTCCTGGTTATCAGTGCATAGGCATTGCCGCGCAGTGCCCACTGAGCCACAAGCGTGGAAATGAAGTCATACGGAGTCATCTGATAGTTAGGTGACTCTGTCAGAATAAAGGCCAGATTGCAGGTCTTGTCTTGCTGCACTGAACCGTCTTCTCCGACTTTCAGCACATCGCAAGGAAGCGATGCTACTGTACGGGAGAGCAAATCTACACACGCATAAACGGTGGAAACCTGCAGAGACTGATCTGGGGAATAGGTCTGCGAATTTGTGACTGCAGGGATTTGAGGCAAATTCTGCTGCCAACCTTTATGATCGTCTAACGGTCCAGAGCGCCCTCCAAACCATTTTGAAAAGAATCGCATCGAATTACCTCTATAAAACTAGCGGGGTCTTACTGCTGACGCCCAGATATTCGTGTTCGACATCAAACTGTAATGCCTGATTTATGCACATGATTAGCGCTACCATACCGTCAATCTTCTGTGCCGGTGTTTCCTTGCGCGGATAAACATTGTCTTTAGCATCAAGGTGCGCTACAAGATTTGAGGCCATCCACTCGTAAACCGGATTGCCGTCAGTGTGCAGCCGTCTGGTATAAACAAGTGCCTGCATCTGTTTCATCGGCTCTGAGAAATTGAGCACGGTCGGCTTCAGCTCGACCATGTTCAATCCTTCCTGCAAAAGTGCCGAAGCAAGCTGATATGCCTGCCATGGGTCAAAAGCAATAGCAAGAGTCTCGTAGTGCTGAGCATCTTCAGCGATGTAATGCTGAATACTCTCCAAATCATTGATGGCGCCTTCTGTTACGTGCAGAAGCCCTTGTTTCTCCCACCCCTGATACTGAGCATTGCTTGACTCCCTTACCTTGTCGGATGGAAGCCAGAACTCTGGGAATGTATAGAAATGCACAAGGCCGTCATTCTCTTCTCTCCAGAAGAGACGAACTACGGCGCATATATCGGTCTTGGCCGCAAGGTCAATTCCGTAAATGCACGGACAGCCCTCAAACTCTGAGAGCGTTACATCAGGTCTATAGCACCTGCGCCATTTGTCCATCTGGAGAAATGCCGAATCAGCATTGCACCACACGTCAAGATGCTTGGTCTTGTAGTTGTTCTCCGCGCTTGGATCTGTGAGAGCCATCGTCAGGGCTGACATAATGGTCTTAGGCATGACTGAGACATTCCAGTTGGGATTAGCCTTTTGAGCTGCTTCCTCTGTCTTCCAGTCGTCTCCTTCATCAAGCGTGTAAACTACTCCGAACTGTGTCGGCTGTTCAACGCTGCCATTCAGCACCTTGAGCACAAACGACCGCACCTCGTAGCAGATACCTGCTAAATCAAAGCCTGCGGTAGTGATAACCCACAAAAGCGGCTGAGCGCGCTTGCCTATAGACGTCTTGACCACGTCATAGACCTCACGGTTTCTGTGAGCGTGAAGCTCATCAATAATGCCGCAGTGCGTGTTCAGACCGTCGAGTGTGGAACCGTCAGCACTCTTG